GTTCATTTCCCATCTTATTGATAGACATAGCTTTATCTACAGATACAATGTTTGTGTTTCTATCAATAGTTTTTATTTTAACAATATGTTCTATAACAGGTGCTGAGTCTGAGTTTGCTAAAAATACTAAATCACCTTCGTTTAAATTGTAATACAACCGTGTTTTTCCTCCTTTAGTCTAAAGTGTCTAAAACAAATACAAGATTTTTTTCATCTGTAATTACATCAATAATTTTTCGAAAAATTCCATCAGGTTGTTTAGTTTTTTGTCCTATTTTATTTTTATTAAAAGTAATATCTGTAGCAAATGTTTTTAAAATATCTGTATCGATATCATTTCTAATTCTAAAAATTAGTTTGTCTGTTATATAATAACTTCCTTCATCTTTAAAAGTTTGTTTTATTTTTTTAACCTTTTTTTCCTTTTTTTCTTTCTTTATCATTGCATCATTTTCAATTTCAACTTTTTTAGATCTTTTTTTCTTTTTTTCAAGAGGTTTTTTAAGTAAATTTGTATCAGTTTTAGTTTTCTTTTCTTTAGCCATTAAATTCCCTCCTTTTAATTAACCAAATATATTATATCACATAATTTAGTTTATGTACACAGCGTGTTTAACTTGATCAACTATAAACTTTGGATCTAGCTCATATATATAATAGAGATTTATAACAGGAATTTTATAATATTTAGCTATTCTAACTGCTTGACCTGTTCCACCTAAAACTATTCCACACTGAGTTTCTAAAGCAGAATACAAAACTATATTAACCGATTCATTCATATTTTTACCAAATATTTGATGGCTATTTCTAGCCATTAATTTTATTGTACCAGATGATAAACTACTGTAGTTAGGGTGAAATTTACGAGCCATATCATAAGCTTCTAAAGTTGGAGAGAAATATTTTGACCTATTGTTGTTAAAACCATGCCACGGTAAAAATATTTCTTTTTCTCCATCAACCTCATCACAACCTTCTTCAAATGCTGAATCAGCTCCTGGTGCCCCGCCAGATCTTAATATCCAACCATGAATAGCCATTTCTTTGGCTATATTTTTACAGAATTTATACTGGTCTTTAGACAAATTTCTACTACCTATTCCAGTGTATGTTAATTTCTCTATCACTTTTAATTCTCCTTTATTAATTTATCTTCTGTTTTTTGGAATTTCTCTAATGTCAGGTGATGCAGTCCACTCTCTAACTAAAGCTCTACTAAAGTCAACATACATTCTAAACTGTTCTCCACTCTCACCGTCTCTATTTTTATACACATATATAACACTGTTGTTTTTAGCATTTTCAGCAGGTGTTGCGTTAATTGTAACACCACAATCTATTATTCTAGCAATTCCGTATGATTCAGCAATAGATTCTTCTGTTAATATTTTACCAGCTTCAAGTTTTTCTAACGCTCCTCTGTTAAGTTGAGTAGCTGTTACAACAGGAATGTTGAATTCTATACCGATGTTTCTAAGTTGCTGATATATTGTATCCAATTCAAACCTTTTATCATTATATCTATATGTAGATCTCATTAGTTCTGCGTAATCAACAATTAAAATGTCTGGTTTAAACTGTTTAACATTTTCTAAACGTTTCATAAAACTAACAATGTCTGTAGCTGTGATAGAAAGAGAAGGCCATCTTTTTATCACTAACTGGCCTATTCTTTTTTCAAGCAAATCTTTTAATTTTTTTGTTGCTTTATGAGTTTTTAAATCTTCTTTATTTAAATTCAACAGTCTCATATCATATCTCTGTGAAGTAATTTCTTCAGACATTTCAAGAGTTATATGAAGCACATTCTTTTTTTGAAGAAGAGTGTTAGCGCCTGCATTTACTAGATACATAGACTTTCCACTGTGTGCTGGTCCCGTATATGAAAATAATTCACCAACACCATATCCACCAAAAATTTGATCAAACTTATTCCATCCTGTTGAGATGCGTGGAACATCTGTATTTTCTTTTCTTTTTTTCCATCTGTTTAAAATTTCATCATCATCATAAGCATTTATACCAAAATCATCTAAACTTGAACCAACTGTTAAAGCATCTTCTATTCTATTTTTAACATTGTAGTGTTTGTTAATATCTCCTAAATCATCTAGCGAATCAATTATAGCTTTTTTAATTGCTTGACACTGAATAAAATTTCTAACATTTTCTTCTATATATGACAGCGTAGAAGAAGCTATTTTTGGATAAGTGTATAATTCTTCTAAACTTTCATTCAAAGTTTCTGATCTGTAATATTGTATGAGTTGTTCAAACAAAGCTTCTTTTGAAGGCAACCCTTTGTATTTATTAAAAAATTCTTGTAGATTTTTAAAAATTTCACTGAGATCTCTAAGTTCAAAATATTTGTAGTCTGTTAGTATTCCTATAGTTTCAAAGATCTTTGGTTCTTGGATCATAGCTGCTATTATCTGTTTCTGAAAATCATGAGAAAAAGAAAATGTGTCTGGATTCCACCCATTTTCAGAAATATTAGTTTGTGTTGTTGTCATTTAATCACCTCAGATTTAAGTTTATTTATAACATTTTCTTGAGTTATACTTGATTCATCCATCTGTTTAACTATTTCAACAAATTCTTGTTCAAATTCACCTGGAAACACATCAAGTATCTCATGAAAAAGCATGTCAGAGTTTAACTTTTTCAATCTAAACAAACTGTTTATATTACTTTGAAAAGAAGGTTGGAGTAAGTAAAAGTCGTCGTCAAACTTAACAGAAAGATGTTGATTAATAACTTTACTCTGTTCTTCTTTTTGTTTTAAACTTCTGTAGTAGTTAATCATTTTTGGAGAAAAAACAATACCAGTCAACGGCGTTTTTTGTTTCATGTTAAAAGAAAGTGCTATCGTATTCCAATTTTTAACTATTATGTTAAAATAATCATTTAGATCTAGATCTTCCGAGTTTTCAATAAAGTTAATAATCTGTTTCCACTGAGTCTTTGACTCTACATACTCATTGATTGACATAAATTTTTTAGGTATCTTTGAAACATCTGTTTTAGGAACTGGAAGTTTTCCCTTAAAATCACGTGTATATGCATAAAGTGTTCGGTTATACATTTCTGCAACATTTTTAATCATCATAAGTTTCATTTGATTTTTGTTTTTTAACAAAGAAATGTTTTTTATCATTCAAAAACATACTCCTTTTGATAGTTAATGTAGTTTATAAATTCTACTAAATCATCAACACTGAGGTTCTTAAATACTTTTTGTTTTTTCATGTTATTTTTAACGTGTTTTTTTATGTAACCAACAGCTCTAGGTGATATAACAAAGTTATTATACTCAGGTTCTAAACGTATTTCTTTACTGTATTCTTTTTCTAACCAATAAATAATGTCAGTTAAAATAGTGTCTATATTTTCAATTATTAACAGATAACGAATTTCGTCACTTACAAATGAAACTGTTTCTTCAGAATAAAAGTTAAAGTCAATGTTGTGGTCATACTTAATAATGTTAACTAATTTTTTTAAATTTTCAGAATTATTTAAAAAATAACTAGTTACGTTTTTAATATGAACAAAATACTTATATATAACACATAAACTTTTATCAACACTCATAACCTTTTTAATTTTTGCGTTTGGAATTCCTGTTTGATTCGAAATAATTCTGTTAAACACATCATCGGCAGATTCAATGTTTTCAGAATGAATAATGTCAGTATATGTTGTTTCAAAATGATTAATTTTTCGAACATTATTTTGATATTTTAAAAGAGTGTTTTTTGCAATTCTATTGACATAAGCAAACAGTCGTCCTTTTTCAACATCGAATCTTTCAAGAGACTTGTAAATTTCTGAAATACACTCTGCTTCTGCATCCTTTTTATTGTTCTTTATAAAACTATTGTAACTAAACTGTTTGTTGATCATACCGTTAACAATATTTTTAATACCAAAGTTCAATTTTTCAAAAACTTTTTCATCTTTTGTTTGTCGAAAAACTTTTAGAAATTCAATCATTTCTTTTTCATTAAAATAATTTTTGTTATTCTTATTTTTTGTTTTTGAACCTTTAGGTCTACCCATTCCGTCACCTCATGTATATTATATCATAATATATACATTCTGTAAACAGCTAAATTTAACTGTTTACAAACACACGTTTCTGTGTTATAATATAATATATAACTGAAAGGAGTAATGTTTGTGAAGAATACAGAAGTACTAGTTGAAAAGTTTAACAGTTTGTGGGTTGAAAAATACAGACCAAACACAGTTGAAGATCTAATTTCTACGTCTGAGTTGAAAAGTTTCTTAAAGAAATGTATACAAGAATCTGATGTTCCAAACATTCTTTTACATGGTAAACCTGGAACAGGAAAAAACTCTATAACTAATATTATACTAAAAAATACGAAAAATGTACACCTTATAATTAATGCTTCAGAAGAAAGAGGTATCGATACTATAAGAGAAAAAGTTCAAAATTTTGCAACATCTTCTGCCTGGGGTGATAGTTTAAAGATAGTAGTACTCAATGAAGCTGATGGGTTAAACTACACAGCTCAAGATTCATTAAGAGAATTAATGGAAACTTCTAGTAAATACTGTCGATTTATTTTAACTTGCAACTATGTAAATAAAATTGCTGAAGCTATTCAAAGTCGATGTGTTGATTTTGAGTTAGTTCCAAAAACTGTAGATATAGCTAAACGTTTAGCTGATATTTTCGAAATGGAA